TTATACCTGAACAATCCTTAATTTATTAAATTCTCCTCGTTGTCCACCCTCGGTAAGAGTATATACAAGGTCGTTTCCATCTGTTCCTACTAATTGAATAGAAATAGGAAAAGCTCCTAAACCCAATTCATTAGTATCTTCTTTGTTTATTGTAAAGACGAACTCTCCATTCGCAGGGTTTGTTATTTGCCCCGCTATTTCAAGTAACGTACGCTGTGTGATAATCTTCTCCAATAAAACCTTAGAGTCAGATGTAGGACTTCCTAAAACTCTAAACTTAACATTATACTCCGATAAGTCAAGTGGATTAAAAGTACCTCCCCCATCTTCCGAAGTATTTATCGTACAGTTAAAGCTTCTAGTTTCGCCCTTAATGCAAACAGCATCAATATAGAGCATAAGTAATACCTCCGATTATATTATTATTATTTACTATAAATTCTATTTTGTCAAGGGATTATGAATTTCTTGTAACATTTGCATCAAATACTTTTTGTCCATTAGCCCCGTAAGCCCCATTTCCCTCATAAGTGTATGGGTTAGGGATACCTTTTGGTAGAAATAACTTATTGTATATTGCTAATCCACCAGCAGCTCTCTTTGCTCTTTGAAAACTTCTACCGACATATTCGCCTAATAACTTAACAATATTAAATTTATTACCGCTACCTTTGGCGCCTTTGGCGTCTCTTGGAACCCCTGAGACAAATTGTGCTTTACTAATATCTCTCGCCTCGATAGTTTCCAGACCTACATTCTTGGTTTGAGAAGTAATATACATTCCTCCAACATTACACACAGCTAGATTTGGAGCATTAGAAAGAGCTATATCTCTATTAGGGTTTAAGTCGCAAATATAAATCCAATCAGTAATGCTGTCGTCGTTATTCGATGGCGCCTCTGGTGGAGTGATACTTGTTACTATTCCATTCTCCCAATTTATCGTACCCCAATCACCATTATCGACGAAAGGTATTTCTGCATACATTATAACCATAAGAGAGCCGTCACTATCTAATAAGATATTAAAAGTGCCTTTTACGCTACCTTTTTCTTTCTGAGTTTGAAACGACAGATTAGGTTTCATACTAAAATAAGCGTAATTATTAGAGTCTGATGCATAACGAGGTACGGAGCCAAGATGTAATTGTATGATATATTGTTCATTCGCTTCGATAGTAACACCTTCTGCAAAGTATATATAAGCATTTCTTTTGCTGTTGTCATACATTACAACTACGGTACCTGTTCCTTCTGCTATGATAGTCTCAGGGGAACTTTTCTTAAATAATTTAGCAGATAGAGTGAAAGTATCAGTTGATGAAAATTGCCAAGGTCCAGTAACTTGGTAAGTTAAATCTGTTATAGTTTCAGACTCTGGAAACGTCACACATATATATTGGTCGATATCGAAGAATGCCTTGCCAGTACTTCCAGTATACAAAGTATATAACTGTTCACCAAACTTCATAGGGGATTTAAACAAGGACTCGTCTGGGTATTGGGCATAAGTAGCACCCGTCCAACCACCTTCTGATTTAACTTGTTTAATTGCAGTGACAAACCCTTCACCTTGAAATTCGTGAGTATCTATGGCTGGTAATTCAGACGGGACGATGCTTCCGTAGGTGAACGGTAAGCGAACTTGTCTTTTATCATAGTAAGTAGAAGGTATTTCAAATTGACAAACAGTATCTGTTGTTAATTCATAATCAACGATAATACCATCTTTTACGGCGCTATACTTTCCAGCTTTTAAGTATATTAGTCCATCTGTGCCCAAATATATTTTCGCTTCCCCTTCGGGTTTTTGTCCTTTATATATTTTGTTACTAGGACTATATTCCAAAGTCTTGGGTAAAGAAGGAATAATTTGAGCAGGAATTCTATGGCAACCGTCTTGTAAAAACATAATACCGTCACTTACTGCATACTGGTCTCCAATATTGAAAGCCTTGCACCCTATTACACAGCCATTATAAGCATTCAGGAATTTCTTCAATCCTCCAACAGATAAAGTATAATTTAATGGAGCTAAGTCAGGAGCACCTATATTATAATTAATATCCTGAACGTAATCAGAAGTATTGTATAAATCTATTTGCTTATTAGTATTATTAACTAAATCATCTAAGCAAGCTTTAACTTCTGATATTTTTACTTGTCCTTTAAAGTCTTTACTAAAAACCATTATTTATAATTCTCCTAAGTAGTTATATAATTAAGCCTTTTGATTACATCAAATCTTCCACTAATAACATCATCTGGTTTGACATATATAGTCACGTGGTCTCTATTCCCCCAACAATAAGTGTCAAATATCGTTACATCGTTTTTCTTTACGAGTAAACCACTCTGCTCATTTCCTACGATTAATAGGCATTCGTATCCTTTTGCAGTATGAGGATTTTCTAGTGCATCTCCAAGACTTATCCCTGTATATTGACTAAAATCTAGTGGGTATATATTTAATTCATTATAACCATCAAGTATCATCATACTTTTATTGACAGTGTCGACCTCAAACCTTATAAGAAATAGTTCGTCGCTCTTTTTATCATTTGTTTCCGAAAACCTTATTTCTGTATTAACTTTTGCGTTTGAAGGTGCTACTTTATAAAAACAATATCCGCTTTCAAGTGTTGTACTACCTGTTGCTCTTGTTATTCTATTTAACACAGGGGAGTGTTTTACAAACTCCATTGTAAGCGTCTTATCAGTTAAGTCATATCTAAGGTCTTTTATAATCGTTCTACCCTTGATAAGGTTAAATACTTCATTAGTTCTGCAAGCGTTTGTAGGTTTATTAGGCTCTGGCACTTGATAGTTTCTATTTATATATTGTTTGAGTATTTCCTGTTTGTCTATAATCTGTTTGATATTATCTGCTGCCTCTGTATATAAACTATCTAGTTGTTTGAAAGCTGCGGTGAGTTTACTTCCGAAGGCTAGGCTTGATGCATTAAAAAAGTCAAAGCTCATTTTACTTATTCTCCCTTCTTCCGTAATCTGTCACTGTTGTCATTCTAATTGGTCTAGGTCCTTTACTTTCTCTATACCAACAACCGTAAGCTCTTCCATTAGCTCCGATAAGATTGACAGGGGAACAATGTCCGCCTAACTCGCCAAAGCCTCTGATATCCTCAGACATATTACTTAGGATTGACAATACATTTATATTAGCCAAATCCCTATGATTTAAACAATATACCTCGCCCTTGTTATACATTCCTACAAAGGTAGTGTTTTCTACTCCTATTGTAGATGATGCTTTCAATTCATTATTGACAAAATCTAAAAGAACGTATTTGTTAGTAGTTTCATCTAGTCCTGTAATCTTTACATCTGTTAAGACCTTTGGTTTGCTTAGATTATCAAAGTATAATAATCTTTTGCAAGTAGTTCCTGTAAAAGTGCATTCGATAGGAAATCCTTGAATACCCATAATTTTTAAAAATGATTGAACGTTTACAATTCTATTTTCATCACTTTCAAGAGTAGTATCCTCAAAGTCAAAGTTTGATAAATCAGGAATGTCTACGTTATATCCTTTAAGACCTGCTAGTTCATTCAACTGAGCTTCTATTGCATTAAAATTCTCAATTAAAGCATCTTTGTATATTCTTCCGACAATCTCCCCAGTATCAGGGTCTACCCTGACAGTATCGTACCAGTCTTCTCTCGGTAACTTAAATTTCTCTATTGCCATATTAGTCTAGTCTCCTACTTCTTTGTCTAGCTACGCCCTTCATAAATTTACGAGCTTCTGATGGCGTCATATAGTCTCTATCTTCATAGTAAGGATATTGACTTCTACCAGAAATTGCTCTTATAACGTCCATGCCAGTTCTAGGTTTTTCAGGATTACCACCTATTAACATATTATTATAAGCATCACTGTCTGAATAATCTCCCAAGATAGACTGTGCATAAGGTTGATTATAATGCATTCCCATAACGCCACCTAGTGCAGGTGCTAACGTTCTATTCCATAATGACGTAGGTACTAGAACATCTTTGATAGCAGTTGCGAGAATTTCGTCAGCTTGTCCGCCAATCTTTTCTCTTTCACCAGTTTGAGGGTTCATTCTCCACCTATTATTACCAATAGCTTGTACTACTTCATCAGGTTTCATTGCTCGTTTAAGTGGTCTACCATATCTGTCTTTTCCTTGCATAGCGCTAAGTAAATCGCTTAACAAAGGCACACTAGCAGGTTGAGCATCAGTTCCTAAACCAGCACCATCTAAGAACTTAAATGAAGATGTAATAGGTAAATATTCAACTGTACTTTCCTTGATTTCACCCGTTCTATCATCAAATTTGTATGATACATAAGGTTTATCAGATTTGACTCTTAGGTTTAGTCTATTCTGCATCTCTTGGTCGTAACCAATATTGGCTAAAACATCGGTTAAGATTACGTTCGACAAGAATGGAGCATTTTTGAACTGATGATAAGTAGATTTAGTTGCAGTTTCTATCCAATTAAAGAATGGATTAGTTATTCCTAAAAGGTTTTGTGCTTTTGCAGGCAAACTAGACACAGGGTCATTTAATAGCCCACCTCTTCTAGTATTGTGAATAATATCAGCTAATTGTATTTTTGTAGCATCAGATATTCTTTCAACCCCTGCTTTTCTTAATGCAGCATGAGCAGCTACCTCACCCCACCAGTTCTGAATTTTTCTATCAACCCATCTAAGAGCTTTACCACCACCAACATCATTGATATTGTTTATAGCCTGAGTAATAGGGTGGTGCATTTTAGTAGCTTTTGCATCACTTCTATATAATCCTAAGTCTTGAAGAAGCCTTCCTTTTGACTTGGACGCCTTAATAATATCAGATATTAACATAGGGCCCGAATTAAGCATTGCAGTAGTTGCTGCCGTCAATGCGTTACCACCTAAATAAGAACCAGCACCTAACATGGATTGTTTGGCAAGTTTGGTTAAATCGCCAGCGACCCCACTCATTGCACTTCCTCTACGTTCAGTCTTATTTTCTAAGATTTTAGCAGTTGTCTCATCTAGTGGGATATCGTCATCAAGAACTTTTTCTTTTTGAGCAGACTTTAATACTTCATGAATATCTTTTTCATTACGCATAGCCTGTTCCATAGCCTCTCTTTGAACATATACAGCTTTACTCATATCAGTAGGAGCTAAACCAGATACTCCACCGAGTTTCTCGCCTTGAAGTATTTGCCTAGCTATTTCAGTATTAGCAAAGTTTACGCCTAATTCTTCTAGATATTCGGAAGGTCTCATTAATTGCTTAGCAATATCGATATATGAAGCATTGCCAAATTCCCTTGTAGAAAATCTTTTATTCAATATTCTGTCAGGACTTACTTCTTGAATTTTCTTTACCTCGGCGATACCGTGGGTAACAGGAAAAATCTCTCCTTTGTCGTACATTGACTTAGCATCTAAAACCTTCTGTGCGTTAGTATTCCCACTCTCAGCAAGTTCTTTTACTTTGGTCAGACCGTTTTCTTCTTTTAAAGTATCAAGAATTGGAGTTACATTTTTTCTAGCCGTAGCATAAGTATCACCGCTATCTCTTGCTATCTTCTGAATAATAGACAAGTCTTGCGGTTCAACCCAAGTATGAGGAGAATATTTTTTTACAACATCGTCCCATTTAGTAGAAAATTCTTTAAGAGCATTCTTGACTTCCAGTGTTTTACCAGTTACAGGTATACCCTCTTCTGCTGATTTAATCGCTAGGGCTAAGTTGATAGGTTTAGCATTTCTTACTGCTTCCTTCTGAATGGGTTTAGTAGCGTCTGTCAAAGCTTTTTTGACTTCTGCCTTAGACACATCTAGCCCGCCTTGGACGGCTTTATTTATATCTCCGCCCAAATCTAATCCTGCCTTCGCAGCTAGATTTTCAGTAGCTTTTAAAGCTTTCTGTCCCGCTTTGGTAGCCTTTAAGCCTGTTTTTAATAATTCCCAACCACCTAACGAAGTAATATCAAGAGCAGCGTCGACAGGGTGTTCATAAGCTCCTACGGCAGCCCCAGCAACTATCTCTCCTATTGATTTATTCCCTATATCGCCTAGTTTAAAGTTATATGGTGAAGTAACCATATCACTAACGTCACCTGCAATTTTATAAGGATTTTTATAATTTCTTTGTAAGTAGCTTCCGATAGTTTGAGCAGTTTCTATGGGGTGTAAACCTATATCAGCAATCCCAGTACCTATTTCAGCCATATTGGCCTGAACGTTTTTAAAGAAATTATTACCAGAACCTCTAATACTTCCACCTACATCAGGAGCTACATCGCTACCTTGAAGACTTTGAAGTCTTTCTTGAATAGGTCTATCCCAATACGCAGATGGGTTAGGGAGGGGGGTACCCCCACCTACACGTTGCCCCATCAAATAATTATAATATGCATCAGCAGACATGCTGTTTAAAACAGAAGGGTCTATATAATTCATATTACTGCTCATTAGCCTGTAATCCTCCCTGACTTAATCCAGCATATCTTCTTATTTTATCTAAAAAACCACTCTGAGTAGGGACGTTAGGAGTTCTTCCATAAATTTTATCAGCCACTTCTGGCGTCATTTTAGGAAAAGCATATCCTCCTAATCCAGAAGCTTCCATTAATCCACGAGCTATTACAGGGTCGTAACCAGCCATTGCTGCTATTGAGCCTATTGCAGGATAAGGATTAGCTTTAACCTTTGCAATATCTCTATCCTGTTCTAGTTTATTTTTATAGGTATCTCTCATTAAATCTCTTTTAAATTGAGTTTCATTGTTTGCTTGGGTTTGCAAATTTTTAAGATATTGTAATTCTCTATTCTCCTGTGCTTTATATTGTTCGATTGCCCCAGTAGCTTGTATTTGATAATTTAACTTACCTATTTCATTCTGTGCATCTATTCCGTTTTGTTCAATTAAAGCTGCCAATTGTTGACGCTTAAACACATTGTCTTCGTTGGCTAGTGCCATTTTTAACTCGCTATCAATTTGAGCTGCCCTTACAGATACCATTTGCTTTTGTCTATCTAACATAGCTGCTTGATAGTCAGCGTAAGGTACCCCTGCCTGATTAGCTTGACTAAGTTGATATCTTAACTCTTGCTCTTTCAAGTAGTTATCCAATCTAGATGGTTCATTATTAGGTAGACCATGGATAGCATTAATTCGTTGATTAACCTCGTCCATCTTCATACGCCTAATAGCTTCGTCTGGGTTAACATAATAGCCTTGCGAAGGAATTAAACCACCTTGATATCTAGGGTCTTGTGTTTGAATTTGATTTTGTAGCTCATTATATTTCTCAGTAAGTCTATTGTACATAGTAGGAATATCTAACTGTTTATTCCTAGGGTCTTGCAACTGAGATTGTAGTTGAAGTTTCAAAGTATCTAATTGAGGTGTTGTAGTTACTGCTTTTGGAGCTTGCATTTGTTGTACTTGTCCAACAGGTTGCTGCGTAACCCTAGGGTCTACAATATTAGTACCACCTATATCCGCAGGTACTTGATAATTTTCAGGTCTTAGTTCAGGTGCATCGCTACTAGGCAATTGTTGTCTATATTGAGGCCCTAATACACTCATTTTATTAATATAATCTTTTGTAGTAGAAGGAAGAACTCCCCTATTAACGTTTCCCTGTCCTGCATTATATGCCCATATAGCTTTATTAACGCTTCCATTATTGGCTTCTAATAAGTTTTTAAATAATCTTATTCCGTATCTCGCATTCGCCTCTGGGTTAAAACCTCCCTTATAATCAGGGTGAGAAGGTCCGTGAATTTGGAATAACCCTCTACTGTTACCATTATCTCCCAGTGCGTTAGGGTCGAACGTCCCACCAGTTTCTATATGTGCAATAGATAAAGCTAGTGCAGGGTCTACTCCTTCCTCTCTTGCAATTTGAGCAATCATAGCTTGCATGTCTGCTCTATTTGCAGTTGGTTGCATTCTGGAAATATTTGATTGAGGTACAGAGCTTACAGCTTTTCTTCTCTCTACTGCCTTGTTCTGAATAGGAGTTTTAGAACTACTAGGTTTTTTGTCCATTTCTTTCCTCGTTACTTCTTGTCTTCGTTCTATTTCCTTTTTAACTCCTCGACTTTGGTCTATTAAGTTTAATATTGTACTACCTGCGGGAGTCTTTTTTGCTGCGGAAATAGCTGCTCTTTTTAATCTTTCTTTAAAATCTACCATTTCTATAATCTCCTACTTCCCGAACCCTTTAAATGCAGGCATGCTCTGTTTTGTGTTTAGTCCATAATTACCTATACCACCTAGGCTACCTTTTCCTCCACCTGTTGTTGTGGTTCCTGATGAAGAACCAAACCCTCCATTGCCACTAAACCAATCAAAATTACCTAATAGATTACTCATTCCTTTTTCAGCATTAGCAGAGCTTTGATTACTACCATATTGTCCTTGTCCTCCATTACCAGCACCTTGGTTTCTTAATGAGGCTAGAATATCACTGGCATTATTGCCCATCATTCTACCGGCAGTACCCATAGTATGTCCTACTGCACCACCAATAGCCATTACCCAAGGGTTATTAGAGTTCATTGAAATAGCTCCAATAGAGTCGCCAGCAGATGTAAGCAATCCGCTCAACCAGTTACCATTTGCTTGGTCTACTAAGTCATTGTACTGGTCGTAGTAAGAATAATCTTTGCCTAGTCCGTAAGCTTGGTTATAAGCCCCTAACGAATTATATAGAGCGTTATATTCGTTATTAGCCATTTGCTCAGCCATGCCTAAACCAGCAGTGTATAGATTAGCTCCTAGCCTGTTATAATAATTTTGTAAATCATCATAACCTAATTGATTAGCAGAAGAGTAACCTCCCCCAGTAGCTGCATAGTTTTGTCCAGTTTGTTGCCCCATAGCTCTCTTGTAATTACGTAGAAAATCAGAAGTCTCCCCAGCTTGTGCCAAGTCGATATACTTCATATAAGGGTCTATCCTGTTCTGGATATTTCTGTTATAGTCTCCCATCTGGGTCAACGTTTCCTGATACAGAGGAATGGCTGTATTAGATATGTCTCTACCACCCTTCGTATAGTCAGTCTGTTTAAATTTAGCTTCTTTTGTCATTTAGCTAAACCTCCTATAATTATATTATTTCATATACATCATCAATTGTCAATACTTATGTTAAAATATATTAATTTTCTTTACTAAGAGCTTCGAAGATATCCGCTATCCATTCAGGTGGAATTTCTTTGTTTGCCCACTTAATATTATGCTTATCGCACCAGTCTGCGTAAGAAGTCTTACTACCTTTTTTAATCTTTTGATTGGCGTTGTAAAATAACATTCTAAAATCTATCTCAGGGTGCTGCTCTATAAGTAGTAACATTTTTTGTCTATCCTCTAAAACCCATCTACCCTTAGTTTCTATAACGATAGACTTGCATACGGGGAAATCAGGGGTATAGATATGTTTGCTTTCAGGTATAATATAATCTAGTTTAATAGACTCGTAGTTAGGTTGAATATCGTATTCTTCCAATTGTTTAATTATTCGTTCCTCTAAACCACTTCTAAAACCATGTTTAATACCAGCAGCATCTTTTGTTATTTTCTTGCGTTTAAACTTTGCCATATCTTTCCTCTGTGTCTAAGCTACTTATCTTTCTTTTCTATTGAGTATATTTGCAAATCGTATACTCTTTCTACCCCTTTAATATTTACATAAGGAATAGCTTTTGGTATGTAGCCAGTTTTCTTAAACCCTAAACGTTTTACTAACCCGATAGCTAATACACAGTTTTGAGGTATCTGACAATATAAAACGTTAAATATACAAGTATTTAAAATATCTTTATATATATCAAATATTATCTTACCCCAAACCTGTCTTGACGAAGCTATATGCACTTCTGCACTTCGTTTATCTGCCATTCTTATTCTGTCGAATATTACAAGTCCATATAGATTATCTTCTTTGTTATCGAATACCCCCATGACAAGTGAGTCTTCGGCATCTATAAACGAGCCCACAAACAGCCTAGCTCCATCTCTATTGCTTAGGCAGTAAGGATTTTGACTATCAAGTATTTGAGGATTATCTTTATAACATTCGATTATATCGTCTAGATACTTTTCCAAATCTGAATTATTTAATATTCTGTGCTTCATATCTATTATATCTTTCCTTTATTCACCCTGACTAAAATCAGGCAGTCTCAATGCACTCAAACAAAATGCAGTATTTGCTGGAAATTCAAACGTTAATAATATGCCTTCTCTCCCAGACATAGGAGCTGATATCCTTGTCACATTAGACTTCTTATCTGCCCATTTACTTTCTATTGAGAAGCTGTCATATATAAGTTGTTTTTCTTTATCTGAATACAACATTGGAGGTAGAATAACTCCACGAGTAGATGCATCTGTCGAAGGTATAATTTTTTGATAAGAAGAACCTGCATTACTTGTTGATAAATTATAAGAGATTTCGTTTAACTCTGTTACTTCTAATATAGTTGCACATGCCAGTCTATTACTTCTTAAACCGATAGCTTCAAATTCCACGATAGATGATAAGTTAGGAACTATTGAAGACTTTTTGAAATCCTGAATAATCTTACAATCTCTTGTAATGCCTGCAACACCTTGATTAAAACCTAGGTATCCGATAACTTGTTTATCTAATTGTCTAGGGAATAAAGTCCCAGCTGCTGTAAGAATTAAGCCATTATTAAGGTTTTCTCCATAATATAAAATGAATACTTCTGACTCTGCGTTATAAGTTAAGTATCTTTTACTGTCGTTTATACCAGAGTTTTGAGCATTTACATATTCTGCTGATACGATAGGTTTTCCAGCAACCATAGAACCGAATACGTTTACTGATATCGCATTTACAATAGCTCCTGTATTAGTATCGAAAGCATATACTTTTTCTCTAACAATTACGTGGTCTGATGCATATTTCTGTCCGCAGTTAGAAATCTTTTCTATATTAACGGTATAAATAGCACTGCCAGTTGCTGATGTTGCTTGTGATATTGTTAGGAAATAAAAGCCACTTTCTTTGGTAATTAAAGTACCTGAAAGAAAATCTTCAATAGCAAGAGTTTGAGATGTATCATTGTAAAAGCCTTTGAAGTATCCAGCTCCTGCACTTTCATCAAAGCTAATATTCAACTGTTGCACTTCGCTATCAATTCCGACAAGACCCAGTGCTGTATAGAATATAGTTCCGTTAGTATCTTGAATGAATAACCTGTTTTGAGATACTTCCATTAGAGCGGGATTGATAGTCACGTTAGGTTTAGGGGTTACAGTACCTCCTGTATCTGGTTCTGTGTTTTCAGGCTTAAACACAAAGCTTACCTCTTGTCTAGTTTTCTCTGCAATTATATAAGGTCCTTCGTAAGTCTTTGTAGAGTCAGCAGGACATATTCTTATAGTACAAGTTCCAGTTTTCTTTTCTTCTTTTGACTGAGTAGCACTTATGACATAGAACTCATCTCCATTTACTGCAATAGATTTATTAGTCCAAAAATATTTATAATTATCCTCTGTCGTATGGAATTCCCAATAAGCAGTATACTTAAACATTTGGTCTGCTGCCACTGTCAATATTTCGACGGGTTCTGCTATTTTATAATAAGCTCCAAAAATACTGTGATTACCAGCGGAAGAGACAATTAAGTCTTTTGCTCTTCTAGCAGTAATAGGAGTTCCTGAAATAGTTAAGCTAGTTTTATATGCCTTTAATCCCTCATTAGCCGTGTATAAGTAAACTTTACCTTGCAATGTTATAATAAAGAAATCATTATTACCAGCAGCTATTCTTGTGTAAGCAATTACAGGGTCGTCTTCTGGGAGTTTTCCTATTTCAAGATATCCATATTGATTAACCAGAGCTCCCTTCTCTGCCCAACAATTTCTCCCACCAGTTATTGCAAGAGAATATAATTGTTCGGTTATATTACGAGGTGTATCGAGTAGATATAAACCTTTACTAAAATCAGAGAATATCCACTGTCCATCTATATTCTTAGTTCCTTTTCTAGGTCTAGCCATATATACTCTCTCCTATCCCAGTAAACCTTTTTCAGGATTGTAATGTCCTGCTCTTCTATCCCAAACTCTTGACGCTTCCGTAGTTCCAGTATCGCGTTCTATTAATGTTCTCATTCTATCTTTTGCTAGCACATTAAATACATTAGCATTAGCATTTTGAGTTCGGGTAAATATAGTAGAGCAAGCTCTTAGATAAACTACGTTACAAAATTCTTGGCTTGCCATTATAGTATCTTCTACACTGTCTATTCCTATCTTAGCTATATCATTATTACTCCATACTAGCTTTTCTGAGGATAGAGTGACTTTCAATTCATAATCATCATCAGGAATAGGAACTAATCTTAAATAACCATTCTTTATAACATACCCCCGAGGCTTCCCTTGCTGTATGTTAGCATCTTCTTCGTCTTTATTAAATTGGTCTAGGTATGGCAATCTAGAAAATTTACCAGACAAAGGGTCTTTGATTTGCAAGTTCTTAATCATTCCTTCTATACCGTAAAGAGATTGTCCTTCATTTGTATGAATAGTATCAGTTCTTTCTAGGATATTGTTCGAAATATAAAGAGCATCAATTACACTTTGTAATGCTAAACTCATACATTGAATTAAAAATCTAGTAGTGTCAGGGGTGTCCGTTTCATTAGAATATAATGGAAAACCTGTCGTTATTGCTACTTGGTTATATAAATCTTTTACTAAAATTGCCATATATATAAAATCCTTTAAAGTTATTGTATTAAGAAAAGAGACGGGGAAGTTTAATGAGTATGTATTGAGTGAAAGGTGAATTAACGTGAACTCCCCCAAAAGCCGTTAATTATTATGTATGTCTCTTATTGAAGTCTAGGCTACGGGTGCTTCAACGAATGCTACAATAGCAGCATCTTTTTCAACAACTTTTCTACCGTATACTTCCAAACCATGGAATTCGTCTCCAAATCTAGTGTGAGAACGGAATTTTTCAGGAGGAAGAACCTTAGAAGCTTCTGTTACAGTGTTAGAAGTACCAGCAACTACAACGAACGCACCTTTTGCTAATCCATCTACCGTAATCTTTTCAGCAGAACTTTGAGATAATGCTGGTTCGATTGCTACGTCCATACCTAATACCTTACCTACGTTAGCAGTTTCAACCTTTTGGTCAGCTTGTGTAGTAGAACGGTCTGTTAAGTATTTAGATTGTAACAGCATTGCGATACCATCAGTAGGCATGAACACACCAGCGGTAGACGCTTTACCTTCTACTGGGTTAGAACCCATAGGGATTGAACCATCTGCTGCAATAGCACCAGTATTATACAAGTGCAAGTACATCGGAAGAAGGACTTTTGCGTACAAATCATCTACTGATGCACATTGAATAGGAGCAGCAGGAGTACCCAATCTTGTGATAGTTGTATCATTGACAACCAAATTGCACAATTCAACGTTTTTCTTACGTCTAATTTTATGCCCTGCAACTGCCAAACCTAGTGACTCGTAATTCCATTTACCTTCTGCCTTATTAACATCAGATACAAAAAAGCCGTATCTAGAAGATTTATCAATTTTCAAAGTCATTTTTTCTTCAAAATCAATATCCTGCCCTAGTGCCATTCTTACGTCAGTAACTTCACCTACTTCTACTTTGACAGACTCTGCATCAGGTTTTACGATTGAGACTGTATCACCAATTTTAAAGAAGTCTCCTTCGAAGTCTCTATTAGTTAATTTAGTCTGAATATCAGACATTGGCTGAGTTAATTGCAATTGAAGTTTTTGGGCAAGAGCTACTTCATAAGAATTATTCGTTCCATCAACTTTTAAAGCCATGTTTGTTTCTCCTTTTAGATTTCTAATTAATTACACATTTACATTGTCTATATTTTCTTTTGTGGTTTATACCAGAGAGCCACGTTCTGCCTGCTCGACCTATTGAGACTAACTACCAATATACCGTAAATTACCTTACATACTGCCATAGTCTGCGGTTTAGGATTTAAACCTTATACGTTCGCATTGAACTCATTCAGATTAATATATTTATGGTTTAGTGGAATTGAATATCCTTCATTGTATTTAGAACCTATTAACCCGAGAATAAAAGCCAGTGTTAATATAAATATTATTGGAATATAAATGTCATCATAACATTTTATTAAGTGTTTACGTTTCTTCTGCTTTTCGTTCTCGTTGTTGTTGTTCATTTCTAATTTCTTCTATAACTCGTCCTATAATTAGTTTACTATTATCTTCAATTCCATCTTTGATATCCCTGATACCATAGGCGAAGACCTTTGCTATTATTCGTTTCCCTAGAACTGTATATCCTAATCCCACGCTTGCCATAGCTGCAACTGCCGCATCTGCCATTACTTCCCCTTGTTTATAGTCTTCTTCTGTTGGGGTTAGGTTTTGTATTTCTTCAAATTCACCTTTGATAACATTTTTATGAATACGGAATACAGTCTTTATAAAATCTTTGAATTTCATATCTATTTAACACCTCTTCTTAAAGCTTCTTCGATAAGAGCCATATTTTCTTTGTAGAATTGTGTCTGTTCCTTATAAGGTAGTGCAGCCATTTTGTCTAATACATTATCCACTGTAATACTTGCCGTTGGTTGAGGCTTACTTGCCGCCCCCTCTTCAAACTCCGCTGTGTCTAATGTCGGTTTTGGTGGTTCTTCTTCTGTTTTAACCTCTTCGACCTTGCTTTCTTCTTTTTGTTCAGTTTCCTTAACTGGTTCTTCCACCTTTGGAGGAGTAATAATGTCTTCTACTTTCTCAATTTTTTCTGTCACTTCGTCTGCTTTTTCTTTTACTACTTCTGCGGTCTTGGACACATGTTGACAAACCATTTTAGCTTTTGCTACTGCAAGTTCCACCTTAGCTCTCAAATCATCTTCTAAGTCTCTTACTCCTGATTGAGCAATAATATCTAAGAATGTATTAGCTACTACATCAGCTTCCTCTTCTGTAACATCATACTTTCTAAGTAGTCTGTCAGCTTTCTTAAAGATAACATCTTGCGCTTTTTTATTCAGAAAATCAGTAGCTGCTACTTTTGCTCTTTCAATTAATTCGTTAGCATCTCCTATAAGCTTTCTTGCAATCTCTGCTTTCGCTTTATCCTCTGCTTCTAAATCAGTAATACTTTTATCCAAAGGAATACCTAACTCTTTAAGTTTAGCTTCTAATCTGCTACTAACCTGTCCACACAATTCGTCGTATTCTCTTGCAACTCTTGCATTTTCTTTATTAAGATTTTCAACATCAGCTCTTTCTTCTTTTTCAGCTTTCAGCTCTTCAAGTTCGGCTTTTATTGCATCGACATCTACTTCTTCTTTTACCGTTTCCGGAACTTCCTCAACAGTATCACTAGCATCAGCATCAGTAGTTTCTTCCTTAGACTTGTTATCTTCGGTTTTTTCTGGTAGTTTATCGTCATCGCTTTCACTTTCTGGTAAAACTTCGGTAGGTTTGTCCTTTTTAACTTCTTCATCTACTACTACCTCTTCCTGTTTAGGTGTTTCTTCTTCTTTTTTTTCTTTCGGTTCTTCTTCAACCACTGCTGTTGTTTCCTCGACAACTTTATCTGTTGCTTCTAGTTCCTCAGCAGGAATAATGTCTTTGTTTAGTTCTTCACTCATTCGGTAATCTCCTTATGTTTTCGTTAAGTTCTATTGTTATCTTACTGCTATTATTATTGTTGCCTTTGTTGTTGTTGAGCTTGCATTATCTGATTAGCTCTTTGTTCTACTTCTTGTTGTATTTCTGGTGGCATTTGATTTAATACTTGTTGAACCTCTGGCGGAGGACCTTGCTCGGGACTTCGTGAATTATCCATTAATTCTAGTAAGTTATCAGCATCAGTTAATTCTGCCTTAGCCATCAAGTATCGTACTGCTAATACCACTTGTTCTGGTTGAAGGTTAGAGAATATCATCTGTGCGATAGGCAATTGTAACATCTGCATTAATCTTTGTAATTCACCTTCTTTGTCAGCTCTCGAAGCATTGGTGCTAATAGATACTTTTAATTGTTTGTCTGTATATATCTCTTCTAGTGGTTGTTCCAAGGATAGAGCAAGCTCTCTATTAAATGCATAAAAGGCTACGAATAAAGATAGCATGTAATTGTAACTGAACACATCTGTCTCTACTCTCATTCTAGCATTTGCTTTCTGAAATAGAATAGAACTTTCTCTTGCAGTTCTTACAGCTCCATCAGTATTACCCGCCAAATATTTATTAAGTCCTAAAACATTCTTATTCTGTTCTAATATCATTTGGATTAATTGTAACCCTTGTGTTGCTGCAACAGGAGGAGCGTAGAATGTTGGAGGTTGAGCTACGTCGTTATATTCGCATTGTCTTTTTGTTCTTACTTCCTTGACTTGGTTAGCATCTAAACACCCTTTAACATACAACATGATAGGGTTAGAGGCGTCGTCTAAGTTCTTGATAAACATGTCAGTAACTCTATTAGCAAGTCTATTAACCACTTCGGTACAGCATAAAGGGCTTACTCCTCTATGAGTTTTATCGTCTATTTTGTAAGGTGCGTAGATAATTCTATTAGTATTAACTGCCGAATACTTAGCATCTGCAATTCTACCACCGACTAGAACTGCTTTAATATTTCTAAGGACTTTATTGTCTGCTGTAATATAGTCGCCATAATATGTTAGTACTTCTATCTTATTAACATCAGTTTTATTTCTTAGCTGATTTGTAGAAGACATTGTAGCGTCGTATTGGAAGTTATATCCTGAACCGTTTCTTCCCACAGATGCTATAATATCGTCTTTATCTTCCTGTGTCAAGAACGGATAAGCATTTGAAGTCAAAAGCTCTTTTGAACTAATCCAAGTTCTAACTATTTTAGCAGAACCTCTCGGGTCATTCTTATAGTCGTAAGCATCTACGTAGAAGTCTAACGGATCAATGCGTTCAATGTCGATATCTTCATAGGAAACAAATTCTTTGATTTTAAAAGAAGCTACATCTCTACCAGTTTCTGCATCTACTAACGTTGACTTAGTTCTATACTCTTCTCTCGTTTTCTTTAATTTAATAAAACTTACGGCTTCACCTTTTAATAGCCAATCATCAACAGTATCACCTGAAAGTTTTTCCAATAATGACATCCTCTTAAATTGGTTAGTCATAATATCTTTAAGTTCTGGTACTTTTAAAGTCGAATACGCATCTCTTCCAGAGATTTCTAATAGGGCACTGTACCCACTTAATGAACTCTCAATTATTGCAGACTTATACACCTTAAACATCTCTGCGGTATGAGGATATCTTTCTTCATCAGAAGTTACAGTTCCCGCATAAACTGAGCTATACAATTTTTCATAGGTACTTTGCATTTCACTCAATGTATCTAATTCGTATCTCTTTCTTTTTATAAAAGAGCCTATTTCATCTTTGTATTTTGATACATCGTAAAACTCTTCTTTATATTCAAAAGTCTCGTCTGCCACAGTTTCAGTCTCTGCCTTATTACTAATCAAGTCTGAGATATTCTGTCCAATAGAATTCATTTCATTACTATTGATATCTGGCATTAGTTATACCTCCAATTGTTATATTATAATTATATTATTTACTATTAATGGATATTTGTCAATACCTATGTTAATATATGTTAAGATTTGCTAATATCTCTAAATGTCTGCATAAAGTGAATAGGGTAACTCATAGCATCGATAGGGTGTATTAAGTATCTCTTATTATCGTCTTCCTGAATTTCTTTATCAGTAGGCTCTCTTAACCCTGCATTAGCTAGATTGTTTCTGCATTCATCAAAGTTATAAAGTAATCTTGTACAAGAACTATCCACAAATAATTTTCTCTCGCCTTTGGCATTACAGATACAACCTCTCAGAACAGATAACCTTTCTCTAATCTTAGGGTTAGATTTTGCTACTCTCAAAGTACAATCGAGGTGTTTCCCTCCAAAGTAGGCTAACATTACAGAATAGTCAGAACCGTTAGTCTTTCTATCCCTACCATGAGCATCACCCATTATTGTTAGTCGTCTAGTGCCATATTCTAGTATTAACGGATAAACTCGTTCACACATTTCTTTTGTGGTGACATTATTATCAATTAATTCTTTCAATATATGCCATTTACCTTCCCCTATTTCCTGTACAAGATACCAGCACATAGGGTTATAGTTGAAGTCACAGGTAAGGATTAGTGGATATCTACTATCGTATTTTAAGTCGTCGATCACATTTTGTTGATTAAAGTTAGGGAATGCAATAGTGTTGTCGTAATCACAATCAATACCGTTAAGTAATTCTTGAACTTCTTCTGAGCTGTAAATAGTTTCTAGTAAATCAGCATAACCTTCTCCTAGGTGAACGTTTTCCCTAGTTGCTGCGATTACAGCACGAAAGTTCTTATTTTTAGTCCTAGGGTTATGGAAGTTCTTATACATCCAACCTCTACTGCCTTGTGGGTTGGTATGTAAAAACATACATCTATAATAGTCCTCCCAGTCTTCCTTTTTAGTTTGACGGATACGAGCCATTAATTCCTTGAAAGTTTTCTCGTCAATTAAAGAAGCTTCTTCTATTTCTATCCAAGTAAACTCGGTAGAACGGAATTGAGTCCAATCACTTAATGTCTTAAATCTTATAGTGCTACCATTAATAAAATTGATAGTCTGTTTTCTATCTGAGTACCACCAGTGAACACCTTCTTTAAGTCCAATATTTTCCATGTGTTCAAGGTACTTCTGTTTGGTAGTACCGTCCAGTAAATCCTGAGAAGCAGCTCCTACGAGCCCTCTACACCCAGCCCATTTAAGAGCGAATAATAGCCCTCTAAGACTTCCGCAAAATGTCTTACCTAACATTCAAGAATTGCCCGTTACGGTTATAAGATTAAATTCTCTACATAACCACAACCCAGTTGAAGTTGACGGACAATACTTGACATCACCTCCCTTCGCATCATAGACTTTTATTTCAGCCTTATTTCTAGTTGCATGAAGAGATGGGGTAGTATTTGTATTAAAGTTTACTCTATATTCTATTACAGGTTTCCCTGAACCACTCACACTAGGCCTTGTCCTTGTAAATATCGTAGTTCTATATCCAGAGGCACTACCAGCAAATTGAATAAAGTCAGCATTTTCTTTTATTGATGTATAATATGAATTATGTTTCCCTATTGAACCGTCCCAGTAAGCACATTCATCTACAATTATTTCCAATTCAGAGCTGTCTAGTTGATACCAGTGAGCAGGAAATACTTTTAACTTCAACTTTTCTGGGAGTGATACGTATATGCAAGTATCCCCATCACTTTGTTTTGTAACCTTTGTCTTATAATCAGCTAATAAGTCTATTAATCTATTAACTTTTCTTTGTTTGCAGATGTGAAATCTAGCATTGTACGTTGAACCCCATTTTACATTAGTTCCATCTGCTTGATAAGCAACTAGCACACGAAGTTCATTTTCTGTTAAGCCAGTTTTTATTCCATCTTGATTAAAGGTAGTTATAAATTTGCCTCTATGCCCGTTTTTACTCATTTCGTGTTCCTCGTAAAACTCAGACATTGATTGAACATGTTCTTTACCGTCTTTGATTGTATACATTTTATGGTTGGGACAGTTTATTTGGTGCAATGTTCTGGTATGGAATTCATACCACTTGTCAGCGTCCCATTTGAAAACTTCCCTTGGGTGTTCGTATTTTATACTACCATCTTTATGGTATACTGCCATCAAATCGTCTTTTGTTAATTCATCTAGTCGTCTCCAACCAGTTGGACTCAGCCATTCAGCATTAGCTTTCTTACAAGTGAACCCCCCTTGATATAGACTAACATCAAGATATACGCTGTCTTGTTTTAATTTATCGGGGTCGTATCCAAAGAGAAAATTATATTGAGTTGGTAATAATTCGTATGTAGTTTGTTTAGTATTACTCAATCTATCCTACCTTCTTTTCATACATTCCAACAGGGTCTAATACATCTATGCCGTAATCGTCAGCAATTATTCTGTTATTATAATCATCATCAATTAATATACACTTATGGCCTGCTTCTTTAAATGTTTTAATATAGTTAGACTTTGTCATGTATCCAAAATCTGAACCCTGTTCTACTAATTCAAATTCTATACCTTGCATGATATCCTTTAACATTCTCATCGTACTAGAATGAGGAGCTCTTACTGTCAAGAATACTATCTTAGAACCATACCAAGCATCAGCCATTATTAACTGATATAATAATTTATGGTTTACCTTGTAGAATTTACACTTTTCTTGTAACCACATCAGAAAAGAACTTATAATATCATTTCTGAACCAGTTCCAAGTATGGTGCATTATCTGTTGATAAAAACCGTAAATAATAGTTCCATCTATATCTACAAAAATGTAGTCATATTTGCCTAAGTTTCGCATGATTGACATTCCTTATCTAAACATCTTTCCAATAAATCTATTTTTTGACATATTTTTTTAGTGATGAATTTATAAAATTCTCCGAAGTCAGTATTACCACTATCGTATTCGGGGTCGTACTCTATTGCAAAGTCTCTGAATGCTTGTACCTGCATTAGCTCGCTTACGTCGTATCTGATAGCAGCTCTTGTCCATCTATCATGTAGACATGAAGAAGAGAATTGTCCAACAGTCTTTTTATTAGCCTTCCTTTTGAGTTCTTGTATCCTGTCTGGTGTCCGTGGAGATACCAAGTCTTTTCTTCTGTTAGAGAACTTAATTAGGCGTTGAGCTAAATCAAACGTATAGCCTTTTTCCCTAGCATAGCGAGAATAGAATTTGTGACAATTATCACAACCTACCATGTGTATAAGGCACATCTCATATACCTCAGCAGTTAATTCTTTTCTAAAAAATTCTGCAACTCTTTCTTTACATTGTTCGCAAGATATTCCCATTGTTTATCTCCAACCTCTCATTACAAATTTTCTAGTTCTTTCTTTGTACACAGGGTTATCAAATTTCTTTTTGTGAAAATCGTCTTTTGCCTTATAATAATTAGTCTTTTTAGCCATATCCCACGCTACATCAAAATCTAAGAAGTAATAAACTAATTTCTTTAATAGTTTAGCATCATGAGCGGATTGGTCCACAGCATCAGGGCAAGCATCTATACATTCTATAATCATAGGGTCTTTATATCCTAATCCTCTTAGCTGGTACATATCTTGAACAGGTGTTCTCTTGTCTCCATTAGCTCTGAAAAACAATTGATTTTCCACTTGCTTATCGGTTCCTTTTAATTCTTCCCCTTGAAAAACAAGTTTAACATCATCTTTCATAGATGTTTGACTGCGTTTAATTTCTTTCTTTTCGTACAATCTTTTGAGGAATTCGTCGTGCTTCCCGACTTGCAAGTTTGTGTTTTCAAAATCAAAAGTCGTAGTAACAATATGTCGTTTGTTAGTATAGCATTCAAAGGATTTACACCCCTCCATTTCTTTTACGATAAATGTTTCTAAGGATAGTTTAGTCAAAACATATATATGAATACCTTCGCCAGAACTTGACACTTCATATTCTTCATTAGAAAATTCTTTCAGAAATTCTTTTGTCAAAGGTTCTATTTTACCATCAGGAGTAAAGCAATCGTCTAAGTCTAAGCATATAAGTTTTACGCTGTCAGCAATGTCTCCGAGGAGGATTGATACTTGCACTTCGTGTTTATCTGCAATGTCTCTTGCTTCGATATAATTTACTTTTTTTATATCATATATACCGACAGGTTTTAATCGCCCTTGCTCTATATTACAAGTACGTTTATCTTTTGATATAGTAAATATTTTGTAAGGGTATAAATACATTGATTGCTAATCCTTTAATAAAACTATAATAATTACTGCGAATAATATTAACCCAGATAACATAGGGGTATATTTCCTATTTCAATTGTAACATAAAATGATTTACTTGTCAAGATATCAGAAAAGCTTTTTTAAATCACTAGTGTCCGTATTAAGTCTTAGTAGTCTATTAAACATATCTATACTTTTATAGAAATCTTCGTCTAGTTTACTAAGGCAAGGGCAATCGTAACAGTCTATTTCAAGCATTCCGCATTCGTTTATTCTATCACAGAAACATCTCCACATTTTATTTCTTTTCCTCGTCTGGCTTTCTAACAGTAATTATAACTTCAAACCTCATCTGCTCATTTTCGATAGCCTTCAATTCCCGTATCTCTTTAAGTATCCTAGCAGCTACTTCATATTTACCTTCTCGTTGAGCATCTTTAAGTAGCTTGTTATAGAATAACATCATAGTATCAACGTCGTCTTCAACCAGTGACATTTTTTGTAAATCAATAGCAGCTTTCTTTTTGTCATTGAAATCAGAGGACTCTATAATTCTTTTATATAGAGCTTGTACTTCTAGGTTAGTTATTTTAGGAATACCTGCCCTACGTAGATTATCAATAGGGTCTTCCCTATATAACTGAGCTGACACTACTGCATCTATCATATTATCTGTTATTTCTATGTCATTTACATTCATTCTAGAATTTTACCTTTTTCAATTTCAATCACTCTTGAATGGTATAATTTACCATCTTTAAATTTGAGTTCAGCAAATCCAGCTTGCCAATTTGGGTTTACACAATACTCTGGGTTAAGGTCGCATAAACAGCCCGTCTCTAACCAAACAAATTTTCTTCCAGATTTCCTTGCTATATACTTGCAAAGTCTGTGTGTGTGCCCCGTAGCCCCAGACATATAAGCATTCTCCATCTCTTTTATAGCAGATAGACCAGACTTATTTCCTAATAATGTCCCATGCTTACACACGAAGTTGTCATTTATGGTAAGGCTAGCACAGCCTCTGATTTTAAAATCTTCTGTCTTTATTATACTGAATACATCTTCAATAAGAGATGCTAACTCAGGGGCTTTTGATAGAACATATTTTTCTAGCCTGTTCTCATGGTTCCCGATTACGTAATAAACCTCAGAAGTTGGACAAGCTTTTCTAATCATTTCAAGAAGACCTCTACACATAGTAATTTCTTCAAGAGGGTTTCTGCCTTCGCCTTTTGTAAACTTAGATAGCATAAACATATCTAGAACGTCCCCGTTCAGAACGATTGCTTCTGGTTGTTTTTCCTTACAGTATTTCACAAAACAAGCCACCGCTCTATCATCTTGGAAAGGAATGTGTATGTCTGAACCGATTATGACCAATCCATTGCTAATTTTGGCTTCTATGTCAATTACATTTTTTGCTCGTTTCATTATTACATTCCCTTAAATTCTTCTCGTATCATTTCCATTAACATGGTTTCGTAATCCTTTACGTCCCTAGCTCTAACATCTTGCTTGTGTTCAAGTCTAGCTTCTTCGATAAATTTACTAACGTTATCTTTTGTTATTCTATTTGTCATATATTCTGCGTACCTCCTCAGCTATATACTCTTGTTGATATTTGATTAATGTATCCAATAATTCTCTTTCTGGTATCTCTCTATTTATTAATGTCGCTCCTATGATATCGTACAACATCTTATCTGCATCTTGAAAGAACTCTCTTTTAATAGGGTTGATTAAATTCAACTGCTTATTACATTCTTCTTCTGTTACATCTTTATCTTTATATATTTGTATTACATTTTCTAAGCTATGTCCACCTTTTTGAGTAAGAAGCTTATCAGCGGTTTTCATTCCTACTTTATCAATACCATCGACGCAGTCTTCTTTATCACCTGCTAGCATTTGACAGAATAGTTTATTCTCATCATATCTAATATCGACTTCCTCAGTAGTATTTATTTTGCAATTTAATAGAGTAACGTAGTGTAAATCTTTGTCATCAGAGAAGACTATACAATCTTCGAGATTGTAATTAGTTAGATAGTCATGCATTATGACTAAGACTTCATCAGCTTCAAGAGGTTCTACTTTAAGAACACTGTCATCAGTTTCCAGTACCCAATCTCTAAATTCTTTTACCCTAGGGTCCTTTTTTCTCTTGGCTTTGTAAGTAGGGTAAGCGTCTTTCTTCCAGCTATGCCCTGACATTACCTTAATAACTTCTATTGGTAAATCGTCGAAGTATTTATGAGTCCTATATATTGCTGACTGAGTTAATTCTTCTAGTATTCTCGGAGCTTCGGTTATATCTCCTGAGCTAATAGCCGCATATAATGATTTACAAACATATCCGTCATAATCTAACAGAGCGTATTTCATTAAGCCTCCAACTCTATCGAATAAACATTTACCTTGTCCATATTTATTTTGTTAGTAGAACAATATTCTTTAATTTGTTCAAGAGTGTCGAATACTAATATTTCATCATCAAGATTAAACTCAAAATCGTCTTTTCCGTCTATTGAAATAATATATCCCATTCGCTGTTTTTTACTCATATAAGTACCTCCACTTATAATTGTAAACGATTATAAATTATTTGTCAAGTCTTTTGTAAAGATAATTTTACAATTGTTATTATTCCTCCTGAAATTCTTTTGCTTTTTCCTCACTGTCCTTTACAACTTGCTTACACACATGTGTTAGGGTATCAAACAAATATTTCTTTAATGCCTTCGAGGTTTCTCCATTAGGCTTATGGATAAATCTTCTAGCCTCTACATCTGTTACTGCGAAATCAAACTTAATAGTATACACTTTTATCGCCCCTTCGGGAGCTACTCTTTTCTTTGATTTACTCATTTATATCATATTCCTCCATTAAAAATTCGTTGTATTCTTGTGATATTACCATCATCTTATAAGCATAATCTTCCATCTTGTCTCGGTCTTTATCTGTATAATAAACTCCTAATACTCCATTAATAATAATATCTCTGGCGTACTTATCATTGATAGGAATTTCTCCATCATCTTTCACGCCTAGTCCGATATTAGCCAAGGAACCATCAAGAATAAATGGTTGCTTATAAAAGTCTTCAACGATTAACTTAATGATAAAATCTAACCACAGAGGGCTAGGAGTTTCGAGTCCGAGACTCTTGAACTCCCTTAGACAGTCTAGCTTTGCATCGTTAAGCGTATACATCTAGTACCCCCTCACGCTCTAAAAAACTTTGTAACATCTTTATACCCTTCTTTTTTTTATTATAAATTGTTTGTTGGGTATAATTAAGCATCTTGCCGATTTCTTTCAAGGTATATGTCCTCCAAGTATCGTTCAATCCAAAAGATAATTCCAAAACTATTCTTATATCTTCTGGTAATTTGTTTATATATTTAAGAAGAAGTTCTCTGTTTCGTTTTAAAGATATTTCTTTATCCATGTCTTCATCGTACTTAATTGTCCGCATAAGATTTTCGCCTATAAGGTCAGGCTTTAAGTCGGGTCTACTTCCTAATTTACTATTTCTCCATATATGAATGTTGCCCATTTCCATTTGTTTCCTATTAGTCTCCTCGTTTAATTTTCTTTGAATGACTCGATAAGCATACGTAGAAAATTTTATTCCTTTTGTCTCATCGTAATGTTCGGCAGCCATTATTAAACCGACGTAAGCATCTTGAAAGATATCTTCTTTGTCTTCGATAGACCGTACGGTATGCAGCCTATTTGCAGCTATATTAGCTGCAAGTCCTTTATTCTCATTAAATAAACAAATCTTCTTCATTGTGCTCCATTAAATACAATTCTAATATAGCAAGGGCGTTCCATGCCATGTGTTTTAAATGTAATAAATTAGTTTCATTATCTTTATCTTGTCCAGCAAGGAATTTTAAATAGTGTCTCATCATACTGTCTTGGTATCGTGTGAAAGCTCCGTCTACCAGTTTCCAATTATCGGGCTTCGGATACTTGTGGGTTCCAAACTCGATACACTGTCCTATACCTAATAATGCATGAGGGAAAACTCTACATAGCGCACCTACCATGGATTTGCCACTGTCATATTTCTTTCCCCTTCCATCGTCTGTCAAGTCGTATACTGGTTCTTTTTTATTCTCATTAATATCATCAGGAGTATTAGGTTCGGATTTATCAACCGAGACAATGCCTTCATACATTATACCGTCATGAATTCCGCCTACGAGAAACGCTTTTCTCCAAGCTTCCTCAGCAGCTTCGTAACTGTCGTATGTCTCTCTGTTTAAGTAGGACTTTCCCGTGAATGTATTATAATACTTAACCTTATATGCCATATTAATCTATCCTGCTTTCTTTTAACTTCTCTATTACTGGAATTAATTCTTTTAAATCCTTTAATTTAAAACCGCTTAGTCTTTCATCTTTGTAATGGAATGATATTTTATATTCTTGTATTACTGGCGTTATTTCTGTCTTTATAGAGAACTCTCTCCACAAATATAATATCATTTGTATCAATCTTAATGAAAGCCTCAGGTCTAGTGCTTTTAGTAACATTATCGCAAGTGCTACTCTTTTCGGTAGTTGAGTTATGCTTGACATTTTAGCCCCCAGTATATCCTCTTTCTTGTAATACAAGATTAAGTCTATCATCATAAGAATACTTGTATGTTATGTTTTTTAAAGCACCGTATCTGTTTTTAAATAGTGTAGCCAATATATACTTCCTATCTCCCTCGTACTCTTCCATAAGGGATAAACCTACGTCTGCATCTTCTTCTATACTCCCCGAACCTTTACCTCGGATAGCCGTAGTGTCTTTCTTGGCATCACCTTCTGAGGCTCTATTTGCTTGGGAGCATATTATCATCGCTTTACCTGTTTGTCTAGCGTATGTTTGTAATTCTCTCGCTGCGTTAGTAATTACTTCATATTCTTTACCTTGTCCTCTTACTCTCTGAATATAGTCAATGACGATATAATGATACTCAGGGAAACAATTAAGCATTGAGACAATGTCATTAACTGTTGCTCCGCCAGTTTCGCATATATCAACGTTGTGCAAATAATCGAACCTGCTATCAAAGACAGAGTCAAGAACGTAATTAGCTTTATCTCTACTTTTTTCATACAGTTCCCTTAATTGTTTAGTACTTATACCAGTCATTCTTTTAAGCTGCCGTTCCATCAATAATCCTGCACCCATTTCGCAAGAACATATTAAAACTTTCTTCCCTTGTTTTGCCAAGTTAAGTGCTATTATTTGTGCAACGTTTGACTTACCAACGTTTGCCCTTGCTATTAAAAAGGTTATACTTCCTTTTCTGATAGTTTCTACACAGTCGTCTAGAATTTCTATTCCATATACAACGTCCCCCTGAGCTATTCTTTCCTCAAAATCCTGACGAATTTCTTCTATACCATCTAATAATGGTACTGGTTTAAATATCTTTTTAGTTTTTTCGTTATCAAATTCTGTCATTGAACTCATCTACTAACTGCGGAAATCTTAATAATAAACTCTGGACATCTGGCATATCTCTTAGATTGGCTGGTAAACTTTGGATATATAATCGAGCTGTGTTTAAGTCATCTATTAAAAACGGATTGACATTTACTGGTACTCGGTCGCTCACTGCATAGCTTTTACATTTTCTGTATACCCAACCACCATCAGAGGCTAGTATCATATTATGCGTTTCTTTTTCTAACTTTTTTAACTTTTGTTTGTATTTTGGAATGTCTTGATTTTTTTCTAAGAATAGAATGTAGTTGGTTAATTCTTTAAAGGCTTTGTGCATATAATTATCGCCATACTTAGTTCTTATTGCCTGATATTGAGATGGTAGAAGTCTTATCTTTCCATTAATATCTTCTTCTCCGTCAGCATTGTATAATTTACTCCTAGCTCTTTTAGTGTATCGTGGTAAGAGATAAGCATACAATCCCTCTGCCTGTTTTGGCGAAAGATTAAATACTATTTCTAATATCATACTATATATATCATTACCTTTGTCATTCTTAGCCATTTATTATATTATCTCTTTAAATATATTTAAGAGCAAATCTACTCTGTATTTATACGTTTGTTTAAATGCAACTCTATAAGGTGCAGCGATAATAAAATAATTATCTCCCTTAAATAATTCGTTAATTATATCGTCTTCCATTTCTGTCGGTACATATACTCTTACAGTGGAAGTGTTTCCGTAATATTCAGTCACTGCATAGACAGCAAATTTCAAAACCATACACTGCTCAACGTAATCCCAGTCAATAAGTTTTCCATAATATTGACATCTGGATAAATACTTTTTATTATTCTGTTGGTTTTTGTTGACTTGCTTCTTCACGACTTAGCCTATTCTTTTTCAATCTGTTTCGAATATACTTCCCTATGTTATTTGGACATTGTTGCTTATTCTGTGTCAAAGTTCTATCTAAGCGATACAAAGCTTTATCTGTTTCATACTTCCCAAATTCTTGAACTAACTTATCGTATTCTTCTTGAAGTAATTCAAATCTAAAAAATGTATATCTTTTGGGTAATCCCAAATCCTTACGCACAGTTCCTAATTCTAGAATAAATCTACTTAATAATAGATTATTAACCCTAGTGATTACTTCTAAATCCTTTATTAACTTTTTTAGTTCTAGTATTGTTTGTTCTTCCACGATGTTCTAGCTCTTTAATTCGCTCAGTTTCCTTTGCAATCTCATAATTTGCCCAAGTTATTTCTGATATAAAATCAATGTTTAATGGCTCATCCATAATATCAAATCTCCTAATTTTAAAGTTCCATTGTTTAGAGATTGTTATATCTTAAATCTTATTATTTACTTCTATTAATCACTAATGTCGAAGTCCAACCGCCTAAGTATTCTTTAACGCTATCTAGTTCATCTGCAAACTCTGCTTTCAATTCATCATAAGCTTTTCTAAACATTGTAGCGTCAATATCTTTTTTATGTGTAGCTTTCGCTTCTGTTTTAAATTCTCTTTTAGATGCTGCCTTACTTTCAGGCTTTGGTGCATGTCCTGCCTTGAAACAGTCTATACATACTTTTTGCCAATCACCTCTTGCTTCGAATTCTTTACCGCAAGCTTCACATTTTTTCATTTCTGCCATTTATTTTAATCCTCCTCTAAGGTTTTATGTTATTCTATCGTTATTCCTCTTCTTACTCCTAAAAAGAAAAATAAATAAAAGGGTGGAGGTTATCGTGTAGTATTAAGGAGTAGAAATAAAGAAAGGAATTTATATGATTATGAATAGCTGTTACTCCACCCAGTTTTTAGCCCGATAGGGCGTATGTATATATAGTATAAACTATTTTTATTTAATTGTCAAGTCTTTTGTTAAGAATTATTTACTATATATTTTGAGTACTTCTTTTTAAGAAATTCAATAGCTTCGTCTTTTGTTATACTTCCACTCCAACCAAAAGAAGTTATTCCGTAGTTTACGGCGGAATTCCTTGATTTACAATGTCTTACTAGGTCGTCATAGAATGGGAGATATCCGTACTCGCGCATTATTGCTTTTATATTAAACAAGCCAGTTTCTTCTATTTTACTTGCTAAATCAAACAATTTTGTCATTTGAGTTCCCTTCGCTTTGTTGATGATGCCTTTAATTACTTTTTTGAGTTTATATGCACAGACCGTATCTTCCTCTAAATCACTACAATTTTCGCAATCAAAATCACCATAATCACACCCAGAAGAAGACTCGAATTTAGGGATTAATTTCCCTATTTCAGTAAGTGCTTGTTCATATCTTTTTATCCTATTCTTAGCTGTTGCTGTCAATATGGCATAAAATTCCAAACAATTAGAGCCTAGTAAAGACTGCTCGCTGTTTATTCCTAGTGATTTGCAGATATCTATTATATATTTTCTTAGCTCATCACGTTCATGTATTAGTTGTTTAAAAATTGTTTCATATTCCTTATCCATAGGGGAATACCTCCTTTATCTTGTTTTAAGCTATTTTAATCTAGAATAAAAATTCAAGGACTTGCATTTTAAAAGAGTAGTGTCCGACCTGTCGGTCTTATAGTGCCGGAGAGAGTCTCTCTCTACGCCTTGTCAGACTTCAAATTAATATATATCTTTCACTTACTTATAGTATTGTAAAATATCTCCATTAAAATAAGAATAATAACGCTTCCGAGAATTGCTCCTGTTAACATACTCAAAAATAATACTAGCATATATCTTTTACCTCATCATTATAATTAAATACTATTCTTTTATTAAGTAATGCAAATTCTTTTTCAGTTGCATAGATATAACCATCATTTCTTTTTACATGGTCAACCCTATCAACTACTTCAATGTTACCCTGTTCATCTATTATTAATTTATAAAACATCAGTCACTCCGTTCCTTGCGCCCTGTCGGGCTTTGTCTAATAACATAACTCCCTAAATAATTCCGCTGGTGATACGCATTCTCTATCGGGAATTATATTGCAAACTATATTACAATACTGAGAACATATCAAGCCATCGCCATCACCATCACTACCATCTTTTAGCATGTAGTCTAGAATGTAATCAATCCCATAAGGTCTATGAATATTATCTTCCATTTTGTTATAATCCATATTTGGATAATCTACAAGATAGTATTGAGTGTCTTTTTTCTTTTCATTTTTTAGAAAGTCTTTCAACATCCAACGGCGTACACCTTTGGGTATTCTTTTTTTATTTACCCTAGCGACATCAGTTGTGCTTTCGTATATGTAATCACCGTATATCATAGCTACATGTGACGGCACTCGCTCTTTTCTGTTTATCTGTGTCTTAGCCTGAATAAGATGACTAATAAAACTATTACCAAAACAAAACAATATCTTTGGAACATTTCTATCTCTGTTTTTCAATTCAGTTCTTAACGCCTTTTCGTCAGCTAACAATAAAATCGTCTTAGTCGCCATCTTGTAAAATCTCCCATGTTAGCGATAGAGACACTATGCATACTGTAAATGTTACAAATCCTATCGCAATCATCGTTAATAAATCTGTGCTAATCATAATTCCTCTATATCTTGTAGTAGCTCATCGACCTTTTTATTTTCTTTTCTGATAGTATTAACTATCGCTGCTACACTATTACTTGTGGCTTTCGCATCTGGTATTACTGCGTTAATTACTTGTGCTATTATATTGTTTGAAATACCTATGTCCATTAACTTAGACACAATCTCCTTTCTACTGGTATGTAATGTTGAACATTTGTTTACTAATTTAACAAATACTTCTGCTGTTATGTATTTATCTTTAATAGTCTTTCTTCGTTGTCTCTTGTTGCTGTTGTAATCAGTTACAAACTTCTCCATTATATCTGTATCAAACTCTTTAAACATCTTCCGCCAACTTTCTTAATTCTTTTAGCTCTTTAAGAAAACCTTCAAGGTCTTCTATGAATGCAGGTAATAAAAATAAATCATAATCATTTCGTCTACTAATTATAACAAGACCATTGATTTCTTCAACTAAATATTTATATCTGTCTTCAACATCAATTATTTCCATTTGTTAATATTCCCCTTAGATTAATTACTGGACACATAGTAGCATTTAATTCTCCATGATTAAATAGTTTGAGTTTCTTCTCATAACTCTTGTTAAGATATTCGATAAGTTCCTTACCAGCTACAATTTGATATTGTGTGATTTTATCTTTTCTAAAATCACCCTCGAAACAAATCCCTATCGTATCTTTATTATATCCTTGACAGTGAGAGCCAACGGCAAACTGTGGTCTACCAGAATATACAGAGCCGTCACGTCGTATGTAATAATGATATCCTATTCCGTTCCACCCTCGACCTAGGTGCTCTCTATGTATTTGTTGCACTGTCTGTCCTTTACTACAAGAGTGATGCAAAACTATTGCTTCTGTCATTCTTCTAATTAATAGCTTGTCTTTTTTAAATACTAATTTACTGTCTATTATGTTCATCATTAAGTTTCCTCATCATTTCTATTATTTCACGGTAATTTTCAAATAGTTCATTCATACCTGCTTGGTACATGTATCCTGTTATTGCAGATATTAGTATACAAGCAATACTGAAAGCTATAATATATTCCATATCTCGTCCTTCCTTTCTGCTTAAATTAAAAAGCAAATTAAAAATATTATAGTTAGTGCCATTCCCATAAAAAAATCTGATGCGTTATATTCTTCTAAGTCTATGCTATGTTCATCTTCGTATGGCGTTGTGTATGTCGACTTCATTAATTACTCCTTTATTTATGATATCTATTACCTGTTTTATGTAGTCCTTTTTGATTTCTTTAATTACTTTACTGGTATCCATATCCATTAGTCGCTGAGCTTTCCTTACGACATCAGGGTCTGAGGTTGGCAAATTATAACCAGAGTAACAACCATCTTGTCCAAACGTTTCAAACGCTTTGTATTTGTATTCAACTTCTTTGCTCAATTCAGGATACCTCATTTGCAATTCCGCTAGTGATTTTCCTATTCTATCGTATTGATAATCCTCAATTAAGTTAGTATCAAACCTATAATACAAACATGAATGTACAAGTATTTGCTGTCGTTTTCTTAATATGTCCGCTTTGACTTTATCCTTATCTATCATCTTTGCTTCCTGCTTGAACACAAGATTCTAACTCGTATATAGTTTCATAATAGTTTAAATCTAAATAATATTTATCCAATAAGTAGAAGAAATAATCCTTTTGATATTCGTTATTAAAACTTAAACTGTATTGAGTTAGATATCCTTCAACCTTTGGCTGATAGTCATAGTTTACATAGCTATTATACTTTGACTGCCATTCTTGCCTGTCTACTGTTGCATTACTTTCCCTGATAATATCTTTAATACGTTCATTATTTTCAAATATCTTACTGTCACCCAGTTCAATCTTAGTTATAAATTTATCACTCACTGCGTCATAACTATCGTATTTAATCTCATATTTGTATGTCATATTTAATCACCTGCTTTCTTTATATATTCGCATTCTAACCAGCTTATCTGTTTAACGCTTACTGGCATTACATTAAAATCTTCCTCACCGAAATAAACTTCTTCTTGATATAAATTACAGCTATTAAAAAACGGTTCGAAAAATACACAAGTCTTACATTTATTTATGTTCATTTATTGGACCCCTTTATATTAATGGCTTGCTTACCCCTGCAAAGAACGTACTTTTCACTATTTGTTCTGCTTCTTTCTTAGGTATCCCTATAACTTCTGTAAGATACTTAACTGCGTCATAATCATTTTTTAACATTTCTATTAGAAATCCTTTGTTATTCCTTACTTCGTACGAATTACTCCATCTATCAAAATCAAACTTTAATGGAACGTCTTCTGATGTTATTCTTCTCATAATCTATACTCCCATGTAGTTTAAAGTATTATCTAATAACTTTTCAAACTTTGTATCGCAATTCTTTTCAGTTACATTACTTATTCCTAGTTCCACCAAGTCACATAGCCTATCTTCTTTAAATAGATATAGTCTTGATAGTGCATAGTAGTTAGGCTTAACTTCTCGACAGTTAGATATATCTGCATGGTTGAAATTAGTTTTAAGAAATTCCGCGAAAGTCTTAATTACTTCTTTATTGTTTGTGTACATAATGCTTTAATCCTCCGTCATAATTGTTATATTTGAGTTCAGGGAAGTCTCTTTTGTAACAGAGAAACTCTTCTCTTGCATCTAAGCAATATACCCAAGCCTTCTGTTTATACAACTTTCCGTTTTCATATACTCTAACCCAATATAAATTATATCCTTTTTCTAGTGTTAGGATATATTTACACCCAAAAGTAGAGCAAGCCATAATTATTGAGTCGTGACTGTTTAATTTATCTGAGATTTTATGTAATGTTTTATTCATTATACAACCTCTCTATATTCTGTGCCCATGTGCTCTAATAATCTCAGATATTCTACAAGGTCTTCCTTTTGTTTTTCGTTGTCAAAGTAATCCATCTCCATCACATCATTACCTAAAACAATTGAACTGTCTGTACCTCGACTATCACACGTATAGACGTGGTAATAGTCCTCCACTAGTCCGCCGACCTCTATAACATCTAATATGTAAGTTCGGACAACGCAAGTATACTTTTTATTATTCATAATTTATTACCTCCTTCGTTCAATAATTCTCTACAACCATACTTGCACAAGCCTTTGCAATGCAAGTTCTTTCACAATCACTCATTATTTTAAATCTAATTTCTGCATTGGGATTATATAACATATCGGCACCGATGTAATCCCATTGCCAATTAGTCGAGCCCATGCTATATATATTGTTTAAGTGTTCATCTTGATTATATTTTTCTTTTAATCTTTCAATGGTTATCCCATCTTTTTCTAGTTGATTTAATAATATTTTTTTACAAGTATTAAAATCAAGTTCTTCAACAACTTTTCTAAAACATTTATCATGTTCATTAATTCTGTCAAGATGATTTTCTTTTAAGAATTCATTTACACTCGTATAAGTTTTCATTTTGTTGTCCTCCTTATTATCTTATATTATTATACCACGCTTAAATAGTTTTCTAACATATTTTTTTAATTATTTACAAAGCTTAACAATTATATAAACATTATTTCAGGTTTAACCATCTCGACAAGAATTGACTCCTGATTTAATCTTTCCTTTAAAATACTACAATTGTGCTGAATATGTTGCCTTAGTACTACTTTATTATATACCTCAATAAAAGTTGTTACAACCAAACTTAATTCCTCTGTTGTTTTATTATTTTTATTTGTAAATTTCCCGATAGCCTCTATTAAAGTATAATCCTTGAATAATTCGTCAAATACTTTGATAAAATCACGTTTAAATAGTTCTGGTTTCAATGTATCTTTATCATTCGTACCAACATAATAAGTTATTTTAATCATAATTATTTAGCCTCCTTTTTTGTAATCTTGTACACGTTTTTAGCTATGTATATATTCCATACTAATCATACGTCCAAAACAATTGTACTTCCTATTTCAAATTGATAAGTTTTATTCTTGTACCCGTAAAACTTGGACCATAAAGCAAATTCAAGGATTAATTTAGTCATATATAATTCATCGAGTTCATTGAGCGATACATCTTTCTTAGGCTCTTGAAGTTTTAATGTATTAAATTCTTCGTCTCTGTATTCGTCTGTTACTATATGTATGTTGTAATAGTCTTTGTCATCGAGAATATATAAAGTATAGTATTTACCAAATATCCTCTCTGTATGTTGCTTTAAAATCCTTTTATTGTATTTCATTTTCAT